ACAGTGCCCGAGCGAACCGGGCCGGAAAACGTGGTGAACGCCATCGTTTTTCTCACACACTATGGCTTCACTGTCTCGTTCATGTCTGCCGGGACAGTCAGTGAAGCCGGTTTGCCCGGAATCACCCACATTATGCCCGGTCTGGAAAGGTTACAGCAAGCACAAAAAAAGCAGGGGGCCGAAGCCCCCTGCCCGTTACTCGCCGTGAGGCTCGTCTTACGACGAACCGGGCGAGCCAAAGATGCCCAGCGGATCGGACACGCCGAAGCTATAACGCTCACGGGCCTTGTAGCGAGCGTTACCCGTGTCGAAGTCCCCGTCCATCGACGTGGCGAGCGGCGAACGCACAAAGTGCTTCATGCCGTTCGGAACGTCCGTGGAGAGGAACCACGCATTCGGGTCGGTCAGGAAGTGGTTGACCGTGTAGCCCTCCGGGATGGACCCATTGGACTTCAGCGCGTTGATGTCGTTGTCAGCCGTGCTGGTACGGAGTTCCGTCTCCAGCAGTCGGGTGGCAACGAACATGTTGGACGGCGGCACGATCAGCTTACGCGGACGAGCCGCGATCAGCAGACCACGTTCGTCCGTCCACGCCGCGATCTGAATGACAGCAGCCTCAAGGCTGGTCTCGTTCAGGTCGGCAGGAGTGGCAGGACGGTTGCTGTTGTAGCCACCGGACACCAGCGGATGCTGGGTGTTGAACAGCGTAACGCCGTCACCAGACTGGTAGCTGGTGAAGCCGTTGTTCAACGGGAACGCAGCCTTCACCTGCTTCGTGAACGCCATCGAGCGCGCGAGCGCCTTGGTGTAACGAGCAGACAGGCTGTCGTACAGGTTGTCTTCCATCGCCTCTTCGGTGATGGAGAACCCGTACGCGATGGTCTCATGCGTATAACGAGCGGTCCAGGCTTCCTGGCCGTTGTCGTACGCAATCGCCGCACCTTCGTTCTTGACCGGGGCAGCAGCGAAGCCCGAGAGCTTCACTTCTTCTTCAAAGGAACGCTCCGAGTTCTCAGTCTCGTAGATTTCCTTATGCTCCTCAGCGTACCGCTTGTACTCCAGACCGAACAGAGCGTTCAGGCCCGGAAGCAGTTCCTTGAGAAGCTGTGCGCGTGAAATAGCCATCTTTCACAGCCTCCTTAGCTAGCAGCCGTACCGGCAGAGCCGGTATTGCCGGTGCGGTGGAAGTGCGTGTTGATACGCACGATCACGTCGGTGAACGCATCACCAATCTGGCTGGTCGTGCTGTTGACGAAGTCAACAATGCGAACCGGCAGAGTGTTGGTCGTCGCGATGCTGGAGGCATCGAGGCCAACGCCAGAGTTGATGTTTACGCCGCTGCTGCCAGCAACCGTCTGGATCAGAGCCGCATTGCAGCCCAGAGCCGTCTGACCGAGGCTGTCGTCAGCCTGCACCTGGAACAGAGCGTCCGGGTCATCCACGACATAAGCCTGGATGTCGGTCGCCGTGTTGCCAGCCGTATAGTTCTGGCGGAACACCGTGCCGTAAACCGGATCGGTGAACGTGACGCCCACGAACACGCCGACATAACCAAAGCCACCACCCGTCGAGGTGATAGTCGCGGCGGTCGTGGTGGCGTTGAAGCGCGCCAGAGTACCACGGGTCGAACCCGTGTTGGTGATGATCACCGGGTCGCCATACTGAATGTTCACGGCATAGCTAGCGGGAATCGCATACTCGCGAGTCGAACCAGCATAGCCCTGACCACCCAGAAGGTTGATGGGACGAAGCCCATACGGGGAAGAGGTCGAAGCCACTTTCCGTTACCTTTCCATGTGGGGTTGGGAGATATGGCCCAAAGAATTATTCCCTGGGACCACGACCAAACGTGGTCCTCGAAGACCGCTCCGGACGAAGGACCGGCATACGAGGATCGCTCTCGCGCATCAGATTGTTGTCCACGCTGTCCATCTGCTGTTGCGCCATATTCCCATAGTAAGCCGCACGCTGCCGCACGACTTCCTCCGGAATCTTACACAGAAGGAGACCACCGACTTCGATGTTGCCCTTAAAGCGACTGTCTTTGTCGGCTGCCAGCATCAGTTCAGGATGATCTTCGGCACGAACAGGCACATAGCCCTCGCGTAACTGCTTGCTGACATTGGTGTTGTCCACCGAGTTCATCATGCTCGTGCGGACCCAGCGGAAGACATACCCCGGCTCAGGCTTAGGATCAGGAAGGATCGAAGGGGGGCGCCAAGAAGTCGGGCGAATCTGCTGTTCGCGCGTTTCAAGGTCGCGGGGGGTGCGGTCAGCCATGACCGTAATCCTTCAGATACTGAGCAACGTATTGCTCGGGGGTAAGGCCGAATCTCTTGGCTAGCGAAACCTGAGACGGCGTGAGACGCACTGTGCGGTTGGTCTTGGTGCTACGAGTAGCGGGAGCGACCACCGATGCCACCTTAGCCGTCGCGTCAATTTCCGGCTCAGGTTTCTGGAAGTACTCGGGGAAACGGCGCTGAACGCGCTGCGTGATTTCCTCGTAGTACTTATCACCACGCGGGTCGAGCTTATGCTCTCGGATCAGCATATCGCTGACAGCATAGGCGTAACCCGTCATCTCCTTCTCAAGCTCGTTCTGCCCCTCGAACCAGGAATTACGCCCGGCCCACTCGACGGCCTTTGCATCCGGCTGAGGACGAACTTGGGGAATCTCATACTGCGGCTCGGGCAGAGCAACCGGCTTGTAGTTCGCATACCGATCATGCTCATTCACGAAACGCTGAAGCTGCTCCTGATAGTCCAGGAACTTGTCGGTCTCGCCAGCCTCGAACGCTTCCTTCATCAGCCTCTTGGTGGCGCTGATGTCAGACTCGGCACGAGCCTTGGCTTGATCGGCAGCAAACTTCTCCGTGTTACCGGCGAGTTCGCGGTACTTCTTGTTCTCTTCAGCAAGGCGCTGGGCAAGCTGAATTGCCTCGTCGCGTTCCTTGGCGGCAAGCTCCTTGGCTCGCCGCTCGGCGTTGCTCTTGAAGGAAAGCTCCTTCAGGCGCTGCTTCCAAGACTCACGGTAGTTGGCGATCTCGTCGTCTTTTACCGTGATGTCGTCGTCGTTATCGGTGACCTCCGGGGCAATCGCTTTGCCGCGATCCTCGTCCGGGGTGTCATCCACAATTTCGACGGTGAAGTCCTCGTCGGACTCTTCAGCCTTCCGGGTCGCGCTCATGCCCGTGCAATCCCACGCGGGTCTTCAACAACACCCTCGACAGTATCATCGTTGATGATCCGGAACTCCCGGCCATGAATCTTGATACGGGTGCCGCTGTAAGCACGGAACAAAACCCAATCCCCTTCCTTGCACCAAGCGCCATCCGGGAACTTGGCAGGGTCTTTATAGGCGAGTGACCCCATCTTTAGGACGAAGCCAACAACAGTTGCAAGAGATTCCTTTTCCCGCACCTGTTCCGGCAAGTAGATGCCAGAGTCCGTCTTTTCCTCAAGCTCAGGAAGAGCAATCAGAAGCTTGAAGCCAGCCGGTTGAGGAAGCTGAGTTGCCCCTCGAACAGCATCTCCGTCCGGCATCTTGATATCAACGTTAAGCATGGTAGTCCTTTGAGCGCACTGTTAGGGTCGTGCGATACCCTGCACCCACAATGGGCGATTAGTCCTGCCGACTGAGGCGTTCCTCTAGGTCAAGCAGTTCTCTTTCGGCTTTCGCCAAACCCTCAATAACACCAACCTGATGCCGATAATCGGCCCAGTCAACCACACCGCCAGTAGCAATGTGGTCTGCGTGGATGTTCATCATCTCCCGGAATTTCTGACGAAGAAACTCCAGGACGTTTTCCTCGGAAGCTGGCATCACTTGCCCTTCATCAGATCAGCGCCAAGACGCATGGCGTCGAGCTTGATCTTTGCGTTGTCGTAGTCGCCACGCTGGTCATTGGACTGCTTCTGGGACATTGCCTTGATCCCGGCATTGACCCCAGCAATCCGCTCCTGAGAGGCGATCCGCTCAAGTTCAATCTGCTGCTGACGCTGACGCGCCATCTGGTCGGCGCGATCCTTGAGCGTCTTCCTCTGGATTTCAGCCGCCTTGTTCTGGGCGTCCTGCATCTGAGCCTGGACAACAGGGTCCTGCATCTTCTGCTGGATTTCCTGCATCTGGGCTTCGGCTTGGTCCTTCTGGAGAAGCTTGCCAGCCGCGTCTGCAATCAGCTTGGAGAGGGCAACCTCAATGTCTTCGGGCAGATGTTCGTCAGGCGGCGGCAGTTCGACGCCAAGCTGATCCTCGATCTCACGGCGATACTGGAATCCAATATGCTCTGCGATGTGAGCCATCGCCGCTGCCTGGATTGCAGACGCCTGGGGCGACTGCCCCACAAGCTGAAGAATCTTCGGGTCCTGCATCGCGGCCATGTGGACCTTAATGTGGGCTTCGTGATCTTGGTACAGAAACGCCTTCACGGGCTTACCAGACAGGATCGCCATGTTCTCAGAGACAGGGTCCATCGGCTTCTTCTCATCCGTGCTAGGGATGATCTTACCGGGGTCCTGAATGCCAAGGACAGTCAGCATCTGTCGATGAAGCTCGGGCAGATCGTACATCTGTGGGGCCTGAGCGGCCAACTGAAGCGCCGCCTGATACTGAACCACTCGCTGCGACAGAGAGGCAGCATTCGGGTCGGTGACGGGGATGACATCAATTCTGCCATCATAATCATCGGTGCGAGTCGCACCCATGTCCGTCTCGTATTCGTAGTTACCCTTCATGTGGACGCGGATGATATCCACCAGAAGATCAAGCTCGTGCTTCATCGAGGCATGAAGACGCGCCTGCACGGCAGACATCACCTTCATCGCTCGCTCCATCAGAGCCAGCGTCGTTCCAACGGGGGCGCTCTGGTTGGCGTCACCAATCTGAAGATCAGCAATCGACGCAAAGCGACGGCCTTCCTCAACCAGCGTACCCAGGAGGCCAGCGAGAACCTGAGACGGCTCCTTGTAGGGCAGGAAGGTGATGTTGTCCTTAATGGCTCCGGACGAGATATCCACGTCCCGGAACTCGCCCGGCATCAGGGGCGTGCTGTCGCCTTTGATCCGAAGGCCGCGAGACTTCAGGCCAGCAGGAAGGTTGGCCAGCGTGCCCGCATCCACAAGCTGACGCAGGATCGACGTAGCAGACTTGGCAATGCCGCCGACGAGATGAATCAGACCGAACGGGTAGAAGCCGAAACCAGGGATATACCCATACTGGACGAAGTGCTGACGCTTCAGCTTCAGTTCGTCGTCCTGCTTCCAGTTCCGGTAGATCGACAGGATCACGCCCGTCGAACGCTCGACCGTCACGACATAGGGAAGAGCGATGCCGGTCGGCTCGCCATCCTTGCCCACGTCCTCGTAGCCAGGAAGATCGAGATCGATGTGCATCTCCAGCAGCATGTGCCGGTCATCGGTATCGATCTGCTCTTCACCAGCCAGCTTGTCCTTGGTGCGTTGAATCTCGTTCCTGTCAGGAACGGGCTGAGAGAGATCAACGTCCCGATAGAAGCCCATGACCTGAAGCTTCCGAATCTCGTTCGGGTGCTTCCGCATGATATGCGTATAGCGATTGGCGGTCTGGAGATCGGATGCCCCATAAGGGGCAACAAAGTCCTCAGCCGGGACATAGATCGACGCCGGGCGACCCAGTGTCGGGTCGAAGTACACCTTCTTGAATGCTGCCCCAGCCAACGGAAGAGCGAACAGCATCCGCTCATGCTCGTTCCTGTACTCGGACATCTTCTCGGTCAGGATGTAGTTCAGGTCATTCTTGACCCGCAGAGCCTGCCGCTCGCGCTCAGGAGTAATCCTGCCCACAATCTTGGTCTTCACGGGACCCCCAGCAGGGAAGGTCTCCATGATAGCCTGCGACTGGAAGCGAACTGCTGCCTCAGAGAGAATGGGATGGAAGACGCCGCACGCGCCCGGCCAGGGGCTAGAGCGGTCCTCGATCTTCAGTCCGAGGAGGTCGAGGCCCTTCTTGTATGTGTCTTCCCAATCTTCCCTGGAGCGGCTGTCAGATTCAAAATCATCCAGGAGTTCATGGCCCAGAGCGCCAAGGTCGCTCGGGTCCATGTGTTCAGCCAGATTGTCATGGAACCCCGGCATCATCTCTTGGGAAAGCTCAGGCCCAAGAATGACCAGAGCGCCACCGTCTTCCGTCTCAATCGAGACAGCATCCGGATTCAGAATCTCAACCTCAAGGCCGCTGTCGGAGGGATTACCCAGCGGGTTCATCGCTTTATCAACAGCCACGGCCAATCCCCTCAGTAATAATCTGCACGACGCGGAAGCTCAGGCTCATCATCATAGTCAGACGGCAGTCGGACGAAACCACCCTGCCTGTATCTCATGAGAGCCATAATCACCGCGTCAACATAGTCATCGTGAGCCCCATTCGGGAAAGAGGCGCATTCCTCAATAACCTCATCGGCCCATCGCGTCTCGGGCGCCCACACTATACCAGAGGCAAACATATCGCTAACGCTATTTGCCCGCATGATCTTGTCGCCGGAAGCTCGCGTCGGGGTAAACTCCGACACAGGAATCCCAATCTGACGAAGCTCATGGATCAGAGGCAAGCCCGAAGCCTTGCCTTCGACCAGCATCGTATCCGGCTGCCACTCCTTATAGACCTCCAGAGCCCGCTGCTTCAGGTCCGGGAACTCCAGACGATCCTTAAAGGCGTCGAGGAGAATAATATTCTGCCCCTCGACTCCAGAATCATTCACCTTGTTAAACACGCCCCAGACAGTGAAGGCGCTGTAGTCCGAGCGATTGTTCTTGGTGAAGGCGGTGTCGGCAGATATGATGATGTATTCGCACTCGGGCGGGCGGCCCCGATCCCAACGCTTCCACCACTCTCTCTTGAGAATGGCTCCCTCAGCATTGGTCGGCTGCTGCTGATACTGAGCATTCCACTTGTGGGCGGGCAGTTCTGACTTCAGCGCCTGAAGCGCCTCGATCTTCCAGAACTGGGGCCACAGAGAGTTTCCCGATGGCAGAATGGCGGGAAGCTCAATGACCTCCCACTCAGACTCCCCATCTCCCCGATCCATTGATGTCTGAATCAGACGGCCTGTCAGGTCTCGCTTGCCCCATCGAGTCATAACAATCACGATGCGGGCATCCGGCTGAAGGCGCTGCCGAGGACCGGACGTGTACCAGTCGAACGCCTTGTCGTAGATCGCAGGATCATGAGCGGCCAGAATGGCCTCTTGCTCCGTGTGCGGGTCATCAATGATGAAGAGGTCCGCACCCTTACCGGCAATCGCACCACCAACACCCACGGCAAAGTACTCGCCGCCCTTGTTGGTCGCCCAGCGACCGGATGCCTTGGAGTCAGACTGAAGCTCTACGTCTGGAAAGATTTTCTGGAAGTCTTCAGTGTCCAGAAGGTTCCGGACCTTCCGACCAAAGTTCACTGCCAACTCAGCCGTGTGGGTGGCCTGGATGATCTTCTTGTCCGGGAAGTTCCCCATGAACCAAGCAGGCAGGAGGAAAGACGCAAACTCCGACTTCGTGTGTCGGGGCGGCATGTTGATGATGAGCCGCTTGCAGTCTCCGAAGAGAACCTTCTCGAAGGCTTCTGCCATGATCTTGTGGTGGGCGCCGTCGATAAAGCCCGGCCACATCTGTCGGACGAACGCCAGAAACTTCTTCCTGGAAGCCTCCCGGCCCTTGGCCAGTTCCAATTTCTCCACAAGCCTTAGCAGTTCTACCTGCTCAGACTCGGGAAGCTCTTTGATCTTGGGCAGAATGTCTTCGAGGTTCACGAAAAAAGGCCCCCATTGCTGGGGGCCAAGTCACACTCACGGAGAGACTGAACCGTCAGACGACGGAGGTCCGAGCCCATTCCATCAAATACTGCCCCAAGGGTCAAGGAAATCATCAAGCGGCCTTCTCAATGACAGCGAGCGAACGCGCTCGCCTTGGCAGAAGTTCCAGATGGCCGCGCTCAACGAGCGCATCAATCATCCGCTTCACACCAGACTTGGACGCAATGCCAACTGACTCACCAATCTCCTGATAGGATGGTGAGTAACCCTTCTCAGCACAATACTTTTTCACAAACTCCAGCACCAAATGCTGCTTCATGGTCACGCCAAGTTTGCCCGAAGGGTATTTCCTGCCCGACATCCTACTTACCCTTTGCCTTGATAAGCAAACCCATATGTCCATCGGCCAAACGCTTCTGAGACATCAGAATGTGCCCATCCCGATGAAGACCCCTGGCGTCAGGCACGCTCACAACAGCATCCGGGATAGAGACCCAGCGAGAAAAGCCAGCGCCATGAACCCCAGAGTACTGAGACTCGGCAATCAACGTCCACGTCTCCGGTATCTTCATCCTAGGCTTCCCCAAACCTTCGGAACAAAGCATATCCAAAGCCGTGACTAAGCGCAATTCTGCCCCAGAACCAAGGAGCGAGCGCCATCTTAGGTAGAATGAGGGAGCCAGAAATGGGTCAAAACCCCGGCAAAAGCCAACCAGAGGGGGAAATCAGCCGTTTTTGCGATATCCCCGGCCTGGGTATGGGACCCAAAAAGGGAAGGGGGTGGGTCTCTGGGGAGAGAATGGCTGAGGAGGGGTGGGGAAATGAAGGGGGAGGAGGCTATCAAAGGTTATGGGATCGTTGGAGTGGAATAGTATGTATAGGCGGGCGGGTACGCGATGCTCGAACGGGGGTGTGCCCGGTGGGTGGGGTCAGCAGGACCGGCCTTTCATCACCGCCCGGCCTGCCAAGCCCCTGTTTTTCCCCGTTTTAGACCGCAACCTCCACCTCGCGCGATCTATCTAGACCGGCAGCCTCAGCCCGCCTTTGCCAGCATGGCCCTAAGCTTGGCCTCTAGCGTGGCGGCTAGGTCAGCCGGTGCAGCCTCTGCCGGTTCAGTGGCAACCCGTTCACGGAAGGCGCCGACAACATCCAGCTTGCCCAGTAGCTCAAGGGCGCGAACCCTGGCGGCGGGCGGGCTATCGGGATCGGTTGACTCAGCGTGCAAGCGTTCGATGACGTGTTGCCTGATCCGGGCGGCATCAAGCGATGTTTTCGCCTGCCTTTCCATAACTAGCTGGTTAACCCTTGCGGCGATCACGGGGTTTGCCATGAGGCGGCAAGCCTCGGCATGGACAGTGGCCGGTGCCATGTTGGCGGCGTCATATGCGGCCCGGTAGGACACTGCGAGGGTTTCGCCACGGGACCCGACGCCTTGTGCAAAAGCCTCTTGCTTGGCGGTCAATCCGTTTGCGTCTTTGCCTTGCCCATTGGCCAGGGGGACGACAACCCTATCGGGGGATGCTGCCACAACACGAAGGGCAGGGGGTTTGCGCTTACGCTTCGTCTTCTCTCCCCTAGGCTTATCGGACACGGCCACCTCAAGGCGGCTTGCGCCGCTTGCTTCAGGAACAAACCGGGAACGCTCTCAGCTCCCCGATCTTGCCGCCCTATGCGGCCCGGCCATCCTACCAGCACGCCGGGGCAGCACACAACAAAACGATGGCGCAACCATAGGTCTAACCCATTGAGACATCGCACAACGCATTGATGTGGATCGTAACCCGTTGAAATCGCACCATGAAAAAAAATATCAGACAGGCGTCTTTTTTGTGTTGACCCGTCCGAAGCGCACCTTTAGAAGCATCTCCAGGCACGGACCACCTCACGGAGGACCCCGGCGCCACCGCTCTCTGAAACAGTGAATAAGGGCACAAGCATGATGGGCGGCTAGCAACCGCCCCCATGCAGAGAGCCACCACCGGATAGCGCAATCGGTCAGCAGCAGCGCGATAATCTACACGGGCAGGGCGTTCCTGTCCCGGAGTAGGGACCCGAGTAAACATGACAACTCAGCCTAGGGGGCAGACATAAGCGCGCCGACACAAGATCGTGAGCCGGTCGCCCTAGGTGGTAGGGAGCAATTGAGCCGCCCGAGACGTAAGCGCGCCGCCCGCATGGGCGTGAGCCGGTCAAGGGTGGCGCTGCACCGGGGGTCATGTGGTCCGGCGGGGATGCGTCCCCGCCTGCACCGGCAGCCTGCCGCATCGCGCGGCGCGCTGCTGATGCAGAGGATCAGAACATGGACGGCAAGAAGATCGTTCAAGATATCCGCCACGCTGAACGCTGCCTGAAAGAGGCACGCAAGGCGCTGAGGGACGGAAATAGCGAGGCGCTACTTCAACGCCTCTCCCTAGTGGCACAATACGCCGCCCTAGCAGCGCACAACATGCCGGAAGATCAACCGGGCGTGCAAACACTGAGGGAAGCATGGAGCCCGGCCAGCAGGGCATGCGATGAGTCAATGAAATGGAGATAGCGGCCAGCCAGAGGCTGGTGCGCCCGGAACCGTAGGACAACGGAGGGAAACATGAACGAAGTGTGCGAGCTATACGTGGAATACCTAACGCCCCCGTCCTACTGGGCAGAAGATTACGAACCTCCCTTCATGGGGGAACCCGGCTTCTACGTGTCCTCTAACGGGGACGTGGTTTCCGGGCCGTATGACACGAAGGCAGAGGCAGAGGCGGAACGCCGCTACCTGATCAGCCTCACGGCGGAATAACTGGTGCGCCCTGCCGGGCGATATCTGACAGAACAACCCAACAACGGAGAGGCAACCATGTATCAGGCGATTCAGACAAAGTTTCTCGGCCCCACCAACTTCCGGGGCGCCCGCGTGAAGGCAACCGCCGACGCTGGCAGCGTTACAGTGTCATGGGATTACGCCCTTGGCATTTACGAAAACCACAAAGCCGCCGCCGTCGCCCTGGCGAACAAGTACGGGTGGAATACGAACATGCTGGGCGGTTCCCTGCCCGGCAAGGGGTACGCCTTCATCCAAGTCTGACGCCCCGGCTTCCCACCGCCTTTGCGGTGGGTTTCCCGGTCGCCAGTGGCGCCGACACTTCAACACCAGAGGAGCATGGACATGCCTCGCAAGGCACGTTTTGCCACGCCCGCCGACGCTGAAAGGTGGGCAGTAAACAAGGGCGCCCCGGTTCGCGGATCGGGGCATTCGATCACCAGCGCCACCCGTGGACTGGTGCGCTTTTGGCTAACCGCGTCTGGCATCCCGTCTGAAAGGGCCGTGCTTTTCAGCGTCGGGCAGATGACCGCCGCATGGCATGACCTCAGCGGCGCCGCCCTGGCAGCACTGAAGGACGGCAACCCCGTCCCCAGCCCGGTGCCAGCACCCACCCCCACCCCGGCGCGCTTCAAGCCCGAGGACTTCCCCATCCCTGTCAAGAACGAAAAGGACACTGCACCCGTGAACACGAACGATCACGCCGCCGCCCTCGACGCCCTCAAGCGTATCCTGGCGCCGGATGCCACCCCGCTGGATGAAAACGCGGTGGTCGAGATTGTCACCCGACGCATGGGCGACACGGTGAAGGCTGCCGTGAACGACGCCGCCGACAAGGCCCGGATGGACCTCTCCGACCTACTTGAGGAAGCGCGCTCTATCGTGAACGGCGCGCCCCGCGTGCTGCGGATCGAGGTGGCCGGGCGTATTAAGGAAATGCCCGCCACGCCCCGGCATTGCATGTTCGACACCTTCCTGGCGATGGTTATCGCCAGCCGGTTGACGGGTGGGCAGATGCCTATGCTGGTCGGCCCGGCGGCTGGTGGCAAAACCACCGCCTGCGAGCAAGTCGCAACGGCCCTGGGCCTGCCCTTCTATTCGGACGGCGCCTTGACCGGGAAGCATGAACTGACCGGCTATAAGGACGGCGCCGGGCAGTATCATACCACCCCCTTCCGCCAAGCGTTCGAGCATGGCGGCGTCTACCTCATGGACGAATTGGATCGGTCGGACCCTAGCGTTCCGCTGACCCTCAATTCTGCCCTCGCAAACGGGTTCATGTCTTTCCCCGACCGGGCCGAGCCGGTGCGTCGTCATCCGGACTTTGTCCCCATCGTCGCGGCCAACACCTTCGGGCGGGGCGCCGATCGGATTTATGTCGGCGCGAACCAACTGGACGGCGCGACCATTGACCGCACGGCCCCGCTGGTTTGGGATTATGACGAAGTGCTTGAGCGCGCCCTTGCTGGTGATGACGCCTGGGTGGCTTACGTCCAGGCCGCGCGCAACGCCGCCTTCAAGCACAAAATCCGCCACATCATCAGCCCTCGCGCGAGCATTGGCGGCGCGAACCTTCGGCGGGTTGGGCTGCCCTTCGATGTGGTGGCCGAGGCTTCCATCTGGAAGGGCCTCGACACTGAGCAGCGTGCCCGCATCATCGCGGATATCCCCGACAACGTGACGCGCCGGGCTCAGGCAGCCCGCGTGATCCTGGCAGCGGAATAAAAGACATGCGCGACCTTCGATCCCTCCCGACCGACCCCAACCGGGCGCAATTCGCGCCCTACCTTCCCGCCTTTCATGAGGCGGCGAAAAGCGTCGCCTCCATTCACTTCGACACGATGGCAGAACTAATGGAGTACGTGCCCCCGAATGATCCTCGCGGGGACCGACACTGCGGATCGGCATGGTCGGGCGGCAAAGAGTTCTGCGGCACGAGAAACATGGTCGAGGCGCTGAAATACGCCCGAGACGGGTGGGAGGAGGGCGCCGAGCGCGCCCGACCCCTGCTGGACAAGATCAAGACGGCCCGCCCCGTCCGCAGGGCGCTGGTCAAGTGGAGTGTGGCCGGGGCGATCCCGAGTGTGCCCCGCTATCTGTCGGGCGACCCCATGCACATGCGGACTGTCGGCATGACCGCCAGCAGCAGGCAGCCGGTCATCACCCTGGTCGCCAACTGGTCCACCCCGGCGCACGTTAGCTCCCGCGTGTTCGAGTGCAGCGCCGTGGCTGCTGCTGCCATCTGCGACCGGCTGGAAGATGCAGGCTACCGCGTGGAGATTATTGCCGGACGGCGATGCTCTAGCGATACCGGCGGGCAGAAGGGGCACGTCGCGGATATGTTCGCTCGCCTCAAGGCAGCCGAGGATGCGATGGACCTCGCGCGCATGGCCTTTGGTCTGGGGCATCCCTCTGCCCTGCGGCGCCTGTCTTTTGCGATTGCCTCCATCCATCCGGGCTTTCGGGCAGCAACCGAATACGGACAGGGGTATGCGTCGGACTTCGGGGAACTGGAGATGCCGCCCGGCACATACTTCCTGCCTGCCAACAAGAACGTCGCAAGCGAGTGCGGCGTCGATCCCATGAAGTCTTTCGACTACGTGCTGGCATCCCTCATCAAGCAGGGTTGCCCCGGTCTGGAATGAGGGGAGGGGGCTAACGCCCCTTCCTTTCAGAACAATTAGACGACGCAAAGGATACTAGACCATGCTTTTCTTCTGCCCCCTCGACAACATCAGCAAGCCCTCGCGCACCACCCTGGCCGAGCAGCAAGCCGCCATCGCCCTGGACGGAACCCGCAAGCGCCAGGGGCTATGCGTCGAGGCGCCCAACGCCAAGGCCGCGACCGATACAGTCACCGCGTACCTTCTGGATTGCATCCGCTCCGGGCAGGAAACCTACCGCCCGACCGTCGAGATAGAGGACATGGACGGCGTGCCTGTCGCCACCCTTATGGACGGTGCCCCTACCCCTACCCCTGCCGAGACAGCAGGCATCAATGCCCTGGTCGCCAGGGCCAAGGGCAACAAGCCGAAGCCGCCTGCCAACGACACGCTTGTGGGCAGCACCCCTGCCGCACCCGCAACAGATAACTATTGACACACATCAGCGCACCGATAGAATGCACCCACAACAGAACGAAAGGACAGCACCATGACCAAGCCCGCCATCGAACAGTCCAACAAGGTGACCATCCCGGATGATGTTCTGCCCCTCCTGCGGTGGGCAAACGCCGACCAACTGACATGCAGGCAGGCCGCGATCCTGCGGATGATCGAACACAACCCCGGCTGCACCGTTGGTGCCATCGCTCATGTGCTGAAGGTGCCGAAGCCTGCCGTCACGCGAGCCGCCGATAAGCTCAGTGACTGGAACCTTATCCACCGAAGGGTGGAACCCGCCGACCTCCGTCTGGTTCAGCTTTGGCCCGGTCGCGGCAAGGGACGCCGCAAGTAAAGGACAGACCCTCCCACCTGCGTCACCCTCCGGGGTGGCGCATAGGGAAGGCCCGGCCTTCTGTCTGGAAAGGGAAACCCATGAAAGAAAAGAGCGATCCTTTAGAGACACGGTATCAGCACCGCATCGAGGGCCTTGAGAAGGAGGTTGAGGACTGGAAGTGGCAGAGCAGCCGCTTGCTCGCCGCCCTGATCCTGATCGGGGACTTCCCCAACCAACGCCAGAACAAAGACCTTACCTTCAGTGAGGCCGTCGATGCGATGGCCGAGCTTGCGCTTAGTGCTGCCCGCAACGCCAGAGTTTGAGGAGCAACCCATGCTGAAAGCACCAGCCCGGAATGAGTTCGCCGCCGAGGTAGAGGAGGGGCCGATCCTCGTCACGCCCGGCGTTGTGGACAGCTTCAAGCCTTGGGAGGTGAAGCGCGCCCTGGAGCGGCACCTCTCCCTCGACTGGTCCGACATGGACGAAGAGGATCAAGCCGTGAACCTTATCGCCGCAATGGAAGGGGGCAGGCGCGTGTTCTCTGCCTATCGCGTGCGAGCCAAGGCCGACGAGCGGTGCGACCTTTGGATTATCACCGAGGCCGACCGCAGCAGCACCACCATCCTGACCCCGGACGAATACTGATGCGCGCCGAACGCCTTACGAATGTGTGCTTCGTGCTGGCAATGGTGCTGGCATTCGTGCTAATCTTCACACCATAAAAGACAGGAGAGATACCAAATGTCCGACGAAAAAGAGATGATTAGCGATGGCGAAATGGCCCAGATCATCGAGATGAGCGAACACATCAAGGCTGCGGTTCTTGGTCTCGCCGTTCTCAATGGCGCCAAGCCGTCCCGGATGCTGGCTGCGGTTGTTGTGGCAGCCACCGAACTGAACTTCGATCACACCAAGCCCGGCCACGAGGAGTGGTCCCTTGAGCAGATGATTGACGGCATCCGAGCCATGCACGCCGACTTGATGGAGGCGAAAAAAGAGCGGGACATTGCCGAGGCAAACGAGGCCCGCGAACGGGGCACGATCCAGTGAAGGGGATTAACATGGAAGAATTAGACGAGCGCACCATTGGCCTTGTCCGACATATGTCGGGGGCCTTCGGGGACTTTGCCGAGTTCATGGCGATCAAGAACAACGCCAACCCCCGTGTCCTTATTGCTGCGGTCGCCCTGACCCTGACTGAACTGAGCTTCAAGCATTCCAAGCCGGGTCAGGAAGAGGACGCGATTGAGACAGCGATCAATGGCATCCGGGTGATGCATCAAGACCTGATGGAAGAGCAGCAGGGTGACGCAATGGCTGAGGCTGAGGAAGCCAAGGCCAGGGGCAGCATGCAATGAGTGAGAAGCAAACCATCCTCGTGGTTGCCATCGCCATGCTGGCCGTGATGGTCGGATACGTCATCGCAGGGGCAGTGCAATGACCGGCGCATGGGATGGATACCCTAAGAACCGCAAGCAGAGTGGATGGCACTGGCTGGCCGATGAAAGGGGTCCAGAACCGGATTACTGGATCGCAGACTTGCAGGGTTGGCGATATGTCGGACTGCCCGAGCGCGCAAAGGTTCGTGCGGCTGGCTACCTTGGTCCCTGCCACAGCCCGAGTGAGGTTGCTGCAATCAAGACCGAGCGCGACAAGCTAAGGGATGCGCTGGATGGCGTGATGAACTCGCACGGCGAGCAACTTCACGATGCCTTTTCCGTCGCCCGCACTGCACTCGGGGAGACAGGCAGTGACTGATATCGTGGAGCGGTTGCGTGTTCATGCGTGGAGAAGCGACGGATGGACTCGGCAGGATGCTGCCGAAGCTGCCGACGAGATCGAGCGGCTACGGAACGGCATCCGCCATGCACTGTCCGAGATTGAGGACGGAGGACCAAAGGCGCTGAAGTACGCCGCTCAAGAGCTTCGTATCGCACTCGGGGAGACAAGCAGTGACTGATATCGTGGACCGACTGCGGCTGACCAACGCAGACTTTCTCCATGAAGAAGCTGCCGACGAGATAGAGCGGCTGAGGAATGCACTCCGGGAGATCGCTGAAGGTGGCGTCCAAATACCACTAGACGAGGAAGGAGAAGGGCCGAACTGGCCGATGCACATATACGCAATGAAGTGGGCCAGCTTTTCCGGAGAGTTGCAGAACATCGCGCGCATCGCGCTCAAGGAATCAGACCGTGACTGATATCGTGAAGCGACTGCGATCCTTCGATGTGTTCAGCGCACCGATGGAAATTAACGGCATCATGGTTAGCCCGGTGGCGCTGATGGCAGCGGACGAGATCGTGCGGCTCAGGGAAGAGAGAGACGCGGCACGCGCCCAGGCCGCGAACGCCGACGCCCAATGCGAACGCGACGCCGAACGGGCCGAGCGCGCTGAGGCCGAGCGCGACCAACTCAAGACGGCGGCAGGGATAGACGAGTGGTGCAAGCAGTTCGAGCGCGCCAACATAACCCTGAATGAGAAGCTGTTCGCCCTGCACGAGAGTCTTGAAAAGACAGAGGCGGAACGCGACCGACTGCTGGAGAGCGTCAAGCTTCTGGATGCCCTTTGGCATGAGTATCACGATGCCTGTGCCTCACAGTTGGAAGATAACGAACGCCTAAAGGGCGCGCTCTTGCAGATCGCCAGCAGTGGAGTGAATGGGGAAAGCCTGAACCTCAGCCGGATCGGACATGCTGGCTGCATCAACGTGGCCAAGGATGCACTCAAGGAGAACGAACATGACTGAGATGGACACCCTTACTCTGGTGCGATGGAGGTTGGCTGAAGGCCGCACCATTGCAGACGCCGACGTGCATAAGCTGGTGGCTCAGATCGACAGAATGACGGATGCGCTGAAGAAGATCGGCGGCATCACCATGAGCATGTGCCTCAACTACAAAGACATGGCCGAGACGCAACGGGATATCGCCCGTGCCGCACTCAAGGAGAACGATCAATGAACGAAGACAACGCGACCAGGGCTGAACTCTTGGAAGTCTTGGCGAAACAGGCCGTCCGTCTTACGCGCGTCGAAAACGAGCGCGATATGTGGCGCAACGAGAACGTCAAAAAGACAGCCGCGTGTGAGCAGATGGGCAACAGGATATGCACGCTTGAAATCGAGCGCGACCGAATGAAGGGCGCGCTGCGTGATCTGCACGCCAGCGCAACGCACGCATACAAATACCGACCCACCGACACACCTTCCGGGTTTAAAAACGCAATGCGCGAATTGGCCGAAACGATGGAGCGCGCACGCGCCGCTCTCATGGAGAGCGGCGAATGACCAACATCATCGACCGCTTGCTAGACGAAGCCGAGAAGGCCCAGCGAAAGGGGCATCTTCTTCTGGCTGAGGTCTGCCGCGATGCGTCGGATCAGCTTGGCCTTGTCATGGAAGAACGTGACCGGCTGAGGAATGCCCTGCTGATCGCAGACACTGCGTGTCGTTCGTATTGGGGCTGGGAGTATGGCCGACCCGGCGATGTGGACGACGATGATGTTCCTGATAGCAGCCTGCTAGTGAAGTGGCGGCGAGACTACGAGGCTCGCGCCAAACTCAAGGAGAACGACCAATGACCGACACCAGCAACGAGGCCATTGAGCGCGCTATTCAGAACGCGCTTCATGGCGAATGGCCCGAGACAACAGCCGCCATACTGCGTGCCCTTCGGGCCGAGCGCGACCGGATGAAGAAGGCCCTGCAAGAGATCGAAGACCCTCCGTCTATGGTGTTCGATATTGATGACGGGTGTGGCGTGTGCGCCTGGATGAGCAACCGAGCCGAAGATGCACTCAAGGGAGACGACCAATGAGCGGAATCGTAGACGTTTTTGCTTACTCCGACCGAGGAAAAATCTTGGTCTCATTGCAGACGGTAGATGTCAGGGATGAGTTGCACGTCGCGCTCTATCCCGAGATGGCCCTGAAACTGATCGAAACTCTGAGCAAAGCCCTCCGAGACAACATCACGGACGCAAAGCGATGAGCGCCCTTCTGCCCCCGATGAAAGAGGTATTCGCCTACATCCGGGATGGCGAGATTATCGTGGCCATGCACGGGCATGAGTTCGCAGATGACAGGCACGCCGCACTGACCCCGGCGCTGGCCCTGCAACTGGCAGAGGCGCTGATCCGGGCCGTCCGCAATCCCTATGCGGACAAAGAATCATGAGCATGTTGCGCCTGGACCCACCGATCCCCGTCATCACGCCGAAGGGGAAGGCATGGGCGCACGTCCTCATCGACTACAGCCAGGAGCATCACCTCGTTTGGGTGTGCTTCCAAGATGACACGGGCGAATGCTGGTCTTGGGAAAACAAGGCCGTCCGAATCCAACCAAACCCAACGCTAGGGAGAGACTGAAGATGATGATCGGAACCGACGCGGTTGAGGTGCAAATCAGACACCGGCTGACGCAGAACGTGCCGCACAACGACCTGTTCATTGAGGTCGATGACCTCCAGGGGAACCCGGTCGCGGCCTTCAACACTCCCAGGCAGGCGGCTGTCTGGCTGCACGAAAATAACTTTCAGTACATCGAAGGCAGCAGCGGCATTTGGACGCGCAAAAAAGACAGGCTCATCAGCCTCGACTTCCTCGACGGCAGGGCCATCACCAACCGCCAGCTTTACAAACACCGATCCATCTTCACCGTGGATCACGTCACTGTGTGCTGGACCATTGGCCTGTGCGCCATCGCCTTTGTGCTTTTTGCCCTGGGATAGCGCGCCCAGGAAAAGCCCTTGCGTCCGGTCGGGCGATCTGGATATACCGAAAAGCGAAAGGGCTGCCTTGCCGGGCAGCCCTCTCAAATGCACCCTGACGGAACCAGGGTGGGCGACAAACGCCATGTGCGTCTATCCCCCACCATACCCGGCTGCGTCAAGGGCTTTCATAGCCACCCACCCTGTGTGGGGCGACCTGTCGGCCATAGGGACCGGGCAGGCAACGCGATAGCCAAGGGCATGGCGCACTACAATGAAGCCGGAAGTATGTCCGGTGGAAAGGCGGGTGAAAGTCCCGAACGAAGCGCGATGGTTGTCTGCATGGCCTCGCGTTGACCGACATTGCCGCAAGGCAGAACTCCGTGCTGATGCCGCCCTCACAGGATGTCCCCGGCTGATAAAGGCACGATGCAGATTGACGACGGCTCACCGATAGATGGAACCGGCGGAACAGGTTTCCCCCCGCAAAGGGGGAACTTTGTC